ATGTTTCTGTAGCCGCAACGTTAGTCCACTCCAAAGTTGCGTCAGTCGCAATAGAACCCGATGATGCCGCAGCCCAAGAAGCCGCCTTACGTGTCGTTTCTGATGCAGCATTAGATGTCGCAGCCTCACCAGGGTCGCCCGTATGAAGTTTCACATAAACAGTTGTTGGCATAGTCCAAGCGGCTTCGCCTGTTACATGGTCAAGAATTTTGTTTTCAGCGTAGTTCGAAATAGACATAAAAACCTTTCAACGTGACGAGTATAGCAAAAACAAAAGCCCCCCGCCGAAGCAGGGGGCTGTCGCTTATTAAGTTCTACTAGTTAGAACCGATTGATGATGCCGATTCGATTCGACGAAGCGAAGCCTCGCGGAAGCGACCGTAGCCACCAAGCCAGTACCAACCGACTGGTTGCAAGCGCATCAAAACGTCGGTCACGTTACCGCGAACGATTTTTGGTACAGCGCCGTTACCGTCTTGTGTTGCGTAAGCCTTAGCAAGAGCCTGACGACCCATTACGTGTGTGCAGTAGGCATCAATCGTACCAGTTGAACTGGTTCCGTTTGAAGCGTTTGTGAACACTTTGGCTCGTGGTGTCTCAATGAAACGTACCGACTCAAACAAGCCGATTTCGCCATTGTAGATACCTTCTGGGTTTACGTAGTTCGCTGGTGTGCGCCATGCTGATACGTCTGTGTTCGAACGGAAGTCGTACGACACGTCTGGGTGGATGTAGCCCATGTAAGAACCGTTGAAGGTTGCTACGTTTGCTCCACGGAGTTGTGCAACAACTCTGCGAACATCGTCAGCGTGAAGAATGTCATCTGTTGAGATTGATTCTCGGCTGGTTGGAGTTGTTGTGCCACCTGTGGCGTAAACGACGTTGGTTCCTGCTGCGAGAACTTCACGGATAACTTGGTCGATTGAATCGCCTGCGTTGTATCCGATGATGTTTGCTGCTGCTGAATCAACATCTGTGAATGCTGTTCCACGCAACTTCGCTGTGGTTACAACTGCGTTACCGTATTCGTTCAGAGTTACAGTTACCTGGCTGTCTGAAAGCGCTACTGGTGTTACGTCAGTTACTTCGTTCAGCGTTGATGTCGCTGCCGAAATGTCTGCGAAGATGGTGAATGTGACGCCAGTTCCAGGCATTGCCTGTTGTACTGGTTGTACGTCTGCTGCTTGGTCGAAGAGGAGTTCTGAACGCAATGCGAAGTACGCAAGACGGTCGAATGCTACCTGGTCTACCGAGAGAGACGAGAGTTGGGTTTCGCCTGCCATGATTATTTATTCCTTTTGTTTTGAGGGGGATATTAGTTTTCTTGTGTTGCCCGTGCCTCAGACAAAATTTGTTCTACTTCTCGTGGCGAAGTTGCTTCGTTCAACCTGCGTGTCCAGTCAACTGGTGGTTGAGATGTTTGGCTTCCAGCGGCGACCTTGTTGGTACGCTGCCATGCCTGCATCTCATCCGCAGATGGTTGGTTCTGGGGTGGACTAATCAATTGCGCCTCTACAGCAGCCTGACGAATCGCATCTGGGGTTAGGTCGCCGTCGTATGCTTTAACGAAATATTTTGTCATCGGTTGAAGCGGGTCTAAACCTGCTTTAACGAATGCTAACTCTCGTTTCGCTGACTCGGCTTCCGCTACTTGCTTTCGCAAATCTGCGGTTTCCTTTTCCAATTGCTTCATCCTTGCCCTAACTGGGTTTCGGGTTTCGGATTCTTCTATCTGGTCTTCGCTGTCGTAGTTGTCAAACTCTGACATATGGCACGCTCCTGTTTCTGCCCACATCGCAACGGAGGGTTGTGATGGCTGCTATTGATTTGTCACCCCGAATTGCTCCACACAGTTTGGGGGATTCCTGTGTAGGTTCCTACTTAACGTATCAAGTTGAATAGTAGTGACCGTTTATGGTGTTGTCAACTATTTCGTTATTCGATTGTTTGTAGGCTGACTTTGCCGCCTGCTTCGAATGTGCCTTTGCGTCGTCGTTTGCGTGTGCCTATTCGTTGGGCTGCTTGTGCGCTTGTGCCGAGTGTGCCTGCTATGGCTTCTTCTTGGGTGAGTTCTTCTTCGCCCATTAGTGGTCGGTAGAGGCTTTCTTGTTGTTTGTATGTTGTGAATCCTGCTTGTGCTTCTGATTCGGTTACGCCTTGTCTTACTAGTTCTTCGGCTGTTTGGGCGGTGAGTCCAATGCCTGCTTGTTTGCGGGCTTGTGCGCCTATCTCTGCGGCTCTGGCGGCTCGCAGGATGTCGTTTTGGGCTTTGGCTGGGTCTACGAAGAATGCTGCAATTGACCCTTCATTAAGGTTGTATAACGTTTTGAGTTCGTTGATGACTGTTGGGTCAGCGTTGCGTACAGCCTGATAGCCCTGGGTTACTCTGGCAAGGATTTCATCTGGGGAGATGTCGTTGATGAGAAAGTTTTGTAACGATGTTGGGTCATCATAGAACCCTGCTGGCATCCCTGAGTCACGCAAGTTTTTGCGATACTGCGATTCTAAGAGAAGTGTTTGAGTGACAGAGTAAACAGGTTTGTTCGCTGCTCGTCGTACTTCGTTCGCTGCGAATCGTCGTTTGAACGCTGGTGATTCTCGTAGTTGGATACCAATTTCGTCGACTGTTGATGAGCCTGTGATTAGTCGGCTGGCTAGGGCTGTGCGGATTTCGTTAACTAAATCTGGTTCGTCTAGCCCGTAGAATTCAAGGGTTTTTCTGAGAATGGTTGTTGCTGTTTCGTTGTCGTCTGCTGGGACAACAGTTGCGGTTGTGCTTCCTGATGTGTTGGTTGCAGTTGTTGGTGTTGTTGCTGCGGCGCTACGTGCTTGACCTTGAGCAATAAGAGTGTTCAACGCATTGAGCGTATCAACCCCACCACCTAACGCACCCGATTGAAGTTGGTCAATGTAATCTTGTGTTGCCCCAGTAAAAAATCCACCTGCTTGGATTGCGGCAGCATTAATGGCGGCGGTTTGCTCGGCTGTAAATTGTCCGACGCCACTTGTACCAGTTGTCCCTGGAACAGGTTGCCTAGGAACATAATCTGGTTGACCATTGGAATTAAAATTAATTGTTGCAAGGTCTTCTGGAGACAAACCTGCCAACCGTGGGTCATCTGGGCGTATAGACATTAGAGAATCCTTCCAAAGGCTTGAGCAATATTAGCCGACAAAGAACGAGCCTCTTCTTTAGCGTTATTGGTTTTCTCCCAACCGTATTGTGGGTCGGTGCGTAACAGTTTCTCCCATTCGCCGTTTGTCATCAAACGCTTCTTGCCATCTTCGCCGAAAGTTACTGCTTGTTCAAATGCGCCTGTGGACATATCGATAGCGTTCGGGTTTAGTTCTAGTAGGCGTGATGCTGTGGTTTTGTATGCGGAAGCGATACTTTCCATTGTCATACCTTGGTCGAGAAGGTTTGATAGATGACCGTATCGACCAGGGCTTTTGGCAAATTCTCTTTGTTGGCGTTCGTAGTCGGCTGCCAACATTTGTCCTGTCAAAACTTTTTCGATATCGGAGTCTGCTGGGTTTATGTTGAAGAATGCTTTGGCGATGTTTTGTGTGCTGATGTAGTCGGCAGATTTTTTGGTGCGTTCTAGTGCTGTTGGGTTGATGTAGTTGCCTGCGTCGTCTTTTTTGAATACTTCGCTGTAAACTTTTTGTTTGAGGATGTCGCCTTCATATCCAAAGTTGATGGAATCTGAAACAAATTTAGAAAAATCAGTGCCTTGAAAACCTAATGTGCCTACTAGGGATTGAATAGTTTTTAGTTGTTTTGAGGTTGATATTTCTTTATAAAATTCTGTGCCTTCTAATTGGGCTTCAAAACGTGCTCTGCCTTCTGGTGTTTTGTATGATTCTTCGGCAATGGCTGTGCTAAGAACTTTAAACAGTTGAGGATATTTAGTGCGGTCTAAGTCGAGTAACCATGCTTTTGCTGGGAATTGTTCTCGAATTATTGTTTCCCATGCGTTGCTAACCTTTGTTGGTTTACCGTCTTTGGTTTCATCCGTTGTTACAGTTTTTGTTAAGGACGCTACGTATTCTTTACGTAATATTTCACGGTTCGCTGGGGTGTTTTCTAAACCACGAGCGCCAAGTTGCGCCGTAACGAATGCTTTCCGTTTGGCTGGGTCAACTACTGGAGTGGCAGATACAACTCCTGTGGTAGGCACAACTGGTTCAACTTCTTCTGCTGTTGTTTCGGCAACTTTTTTTGGTTTCATCCCAGCAAAACGGGCTTGCTCCGCACGGTCTTCCATTTGGGCGGCTGTCGCAACTCTACCTTGTTGGCTTAAAATTGCGGCAGGAGTGCCAGTAACTTTTGGTGTTACTGCAGTTGGTTCCGCGGCAGCAGCAACAGGGACATCCGAAACAAATTGAACCTGATATTTCCCTGTTTCTGGCGATTCGATTACCGACGCCAATTCGCCTTTGCGAACTCTATCTAAAACAAGTTTGCTTGTCTTAACAGCGTTCTGTGCTGTTTTTAATTCCGCTTCAGTAATTTCTTTATCTTTAAATTTTCCTAATGCGGATTTGGCAAAGTTTTCATCGGCTGATAATTGGGTTGAGGCAATGAACTCTGCTGTTTCTTGTTTGCTTTTTTGGTCTGCCGCTTGTTCTTTTGAAGTTTCCAAGTTTGGAATAAGTACATCGCGTAACTCGGTTAAAGAATAAACTTTTTTCTCATATTTGTAGTTGGCTACGCCGTCATCTAAAGCCTTTTGTGCCGCGGCGAGGTCTGTGTCAATTTGTTTTGGGTCAAGTTTTTTTCGCAATAATGGTTCTGTGGTAATTTCGTTTTTGACAACATCGTTTTTGAATTTGATTTTTTTAAAAAATTCTATAAGGTCTGTTATTGCGCCCCAATCTTGGGGTGGTGACTTAGGTGCAATGTCTCCGTTGAGCCATCGTTCGTAAAGATATTGTTTTGTGCTGGCGGGAACGGTGAGATTTTTAATCCATTCGGGCATCGGTTTCTGTTCAGCCATTATGCCTGTCCTTTAATCTTTCTATCGAGAATGTCAAACAAACCTAAAGCGCCAACCGCTTGTGCTTCTGGACCGAACTGCTGCTGAACTTGTTGCTCAGCGGCAACATCAAGACGTGGCGCACGAACACCACCCATTGCCTCGGTGATTTCCATACGCTCATAAGTTTTCACAAACTTTTCAATTTCGTTTGGTGACAGGCTGCGCCCTAATATTTCTTGGGTTGTTTTTTGTAGCACGGAACGGATGTCTTGTTTTGCTGTGGTGCGAATAACTCTGCCAGTACCGACAACAGGTTTAACTTCGGATAGAAGTGTTGGTAAAGCGGCATCGATGGTCAAGCCTTTAGAGTTCGCATAGTTTAAGAACTCTCGCATTACGGAAAGGTCTGTGCTGTCGAACCCTGTTCCGCCTGATGCTCTACCGTTTTTGCCGTACAAACCGAGCGATGCTAGTTTGTTTTGTAAATCTGTTCTGTCTGTTGTTGATAGCCGTGATAGTTCGCTTACTGCTTCGCTGTCTGGGTCGTATTGTCCGCGGGCGATTGCACCTGATTTGTTTACAAGTTGTTGACCAATATATCCTGCGCTGATATTGCGTTGTGTTGGTGGTCCTTGAAATCTTCCGCCAACAAACTGTTCTGGCATTGTGGTGAATTGTTGTTGAGTTGCAGTAACTTGCCTTACACCGAGTTGAACATCTGGGGCTAATCCACCAGATATTTTAGGCGCAATGATAGGAGCCTGGGCAGGCGGTGGAGTGACTGGTGCGTTAGGGTCTGTTTGTTCTGTGAATGACATTAATCTACCTCTGCCGCAAGTTTATCTTCAAAAATTCTTGCGAACTCTGGGGTTTGTTGTACGAGCGTTGCAGCAATACTAGCCAACCAATCCTTTAAAGGCTGCGTTTTTGGTGATTGGAAACTTGAGAACCCTGCTGTTGCTGCGTTCGCTAATGCTTGGTCGCGGGCATCCAAATATTCTTTGACTGCGTTCGCTACATCGTTGTCTGCTAAACGGTTGTCGGTTACGGCTGTACGCAAATCGTTAATGAAGTTAGGGAACTCGCCTGGGTTAAAATCGGCTTTAATAGGGAACCCTGGGTATTCTTCGTTGAGGAATCCACGCCATTGGCTCAGCCAGTCTCGTTGTTCTTGGTTGAGGGTTGCCCCAAGTTGGCTGCGTTTCTCACGGTAGATAGATGAGGCGATACGGTATTGGGCTGCTGCCACTATTTCTTGTGCTGTTAACCGTTTGCGTTCACCTTTTTGGATTTGGCGGTTCCATGCCTCGAAACTGAACACGTCGCCACCTGGGGCAAAGAATCCTGCGATGCCTTTGTATTGTGCCATCAGGTCGCTGTTTTCGTTAGCCCAATCTGAGAACACTTTGGTTGGTTCAACACCGCTTGTTGTTGGTTCTGTTTTGTGACCCATGTAGATGAATGAGTCTTCACCGAATTTGTTGATGAATTCCGATACGGCTGTGTCTGGGTTTTTGGTTTTAAGTTTGTAGAACTCTTGTGAGAGTGATGATGCGATGATGTCGCCGCCTTCGGTTTCTAAACGGAAATCGATTTGTGGTGAAGTTGGTCCTGTGAACTGGAATAGGGCGCGTAGTCCTGCGAGGACTTGTGCTTTGCGGCGTGCATCAGCATACAGTTTTGCCATGTCGTTAGGGTCTTTGGTGTTGTAACTTCCGCTTTGGATTTTGTGGCGGACTACTTCTGCGTAGGTGTTGGCGTAGATTGTGCCGAGGTTGGCGGTGTCGCCTCTGATTGCTTCGATGCCTCGTGCCGCCCATTGTGGTGCGAGTGACGATACGCCTTTTTCTCCGTATGGGAGAATCATTTTGCGTACAAATTCTAGTTGAGGGGTGTCTGGGAGTACGTTTGATGCAGCGATTTGCAGGACTGGACCTGCACCTGGAAGGTTTAATACTTGAAATGCGCCTCGAATTGGGAACTGAAGCATTGCTCCTGCCCATCCGCCGATAGGAAAATTGAATACGTTTGTGCCGTTTATAGGGTCTTTGGCGAACCAGCCTGATAGGGCGTTGTCTGGGTTGTCTGAGTCGTAGTTTGCTGCGTTGAATGCGAGTTGTGTTTTGCGGATTCGTGATGGGTCTTCTACGAGGTATGAGGTGTATTGTCCGAGTGTTTCTCTGAATGCTGTGGCGAATGGTGCTACTACTCGGAGCATGTCTTCTAGGTTGCCTTTTTGTTGGGCGTTGTACAAAGTTTGTTTAAGTTCCTGTACAGCCATCGCTCCAGCGAATTGTTCTAGTTGAGCAACTGTGCCGTCACCCGTGGCTGCTTTTCCAAATATCTGATTGTAGATTTCTTTGTTGCCAACATATTTTTCTGCTGTCATGTTTGCCCGTTTGCCTTCGGCGGCAAGGTCGGCGTTTAAAGAGTCAACATATCTGGCAATGTTCGCTTGCAAAGTTTGTTGTTCTGCGGGTGATAACAGATTGGCGTTGTCAGCAACTGTTCGATAAAACGCTTGACGGTAAAGCGGTGAACGTTCAAGTTTCTGTGTGGCTTTACCTACGAGTCCGTTAAAGAACCATTTAACGCCTGTGTCCATTGCGTTAGTAATTTTGTCAAGTTTTGCTGATTTGCCTTTTTCGATACGGTTGGCAACTTTTACACTTGGTGCTAGTTTTCTTTGGTTGCCTTTAAGGTCAATAAGTTCTCGGAGTGCTTCACTACCGAATAGCCCTGGGTCTTGTTCTCTTGTGGTAAATGCTTGTCCTGGGGCAACTGCCTGTACTTCTGCAATGTCACGAGGGATGAGTGTGCCTGGGTTGAATGGGTCTTCTACTCGGCTTGGCGTTATGCGTGTGATGATTGCGTCGTCGCCGTTGTCTAGTTTAACTAAAGCGCCTACAACTCTGTTTTGTCCTCGTTCTGCCATTAAAAGGTTGTCTACTGGGATTTCTTCACGTGGCACAAATTGAACATCGGCTGTTGGTAGACCGTCTGCGTTTTCTGTGAGGCGTGATGTTGGTAGTCCTTGTTCGTCAAGTAATGATTCGATTTTGGGGACACGACCATGTTGGACTACGAAACGTAGTTCTTCGTCGTTGCGAACTATTGTGTTTATTTTGGCTTGTGATGCTCTGTCTAGCCAGGTGGTGATGAGGTCGGTGTCGTTGATGTTTGTTATTTTGACAAATTGGCTGCGACCTGTTCTTGGGTCTGCAATGCGTATTCCGTTGCGAAAATATTCAACAACTGTTTTGGCGGCTTCTCTTCCTTCGTCGGTTGTTTGCAACCATGTGCTCATCGCTGTTTGACGTTCTTGTGTTGGGAGTGTGGATAGTTCCACCATTTTTTTAAGAATTGGGTCTTGGCGGATTTGTCCTAAATTATCTACGTAACCTGTTGTATGTCCTGCGGCATCACTTCCTCGACTAATTGGAGTAAAATTTTCTCCTCGTAACAACCGTTCATTAGCAGCAAGCGGGTCTTGCAAATGTTGATAAATTGTTCTGCCAGCATTTTTTTGGTAGTCCTGCATTACTTTGTTTAATGTGCCGCTGATGTCATCAAATGCGTCTTCAAATGTTTTTGCTGTTCCGTCGCCGCCTGTTAATGGTCCAACAAAGCGGCTGCCCATAACTGTTTGAATAAATTGAAATGGGTGCGTAAAAAAGTTTTGGTAGCCTTTTGCTGCCATTCGGATGTGTGAGTCAATCATGTTTCGTACGACGTATCCGCCTGTGGCAAGAATCATCGGTTTCCATACTTCTGTTTGGAGTTCTTCGGCTGCGGCTAACACAAATCTTTGGTCGCCTCTTTTGTTGCGTAATGCTTTTTTAAGAAACGGGTTGCCTGTTAATGCTCGAAGTTTTCGGTAGTCGGGTAGGACGTGGATGCTGTCTACGAGTTCGACTAGTGCTGTTGGTCCTTGTATTTGTAGTATGTCTAGTTCGTCTGGGCTGAATCGTGTGAGTTCTGCATCGTCTAAACCGAGACTGCGTAATGCTTGTACTGTTCCACCGTCGTCTAGTTGTCCTAGTTCGTCTAATGCAAATGCTCTTACACGGGCTAGTTCTTCTTTGTGGATACGCATAAGTTCGCCGACGATGCGTTTGTCTCCGCCTGCGTGTTCGGTGGTGATTTCAAGAAATTTTGCGTAAAGTTGGTCGCCTGCTTCTTTGCGTGCAGCAACGTTATCCATGCTGAATACATCCATTGCTTGACCCATGAAGTTGTCAAAAGTTTCTGGAAGTGCTGTGTGGATTTTTAATCCTCGTAAAAAGTTGGCGTAAGTTTCTACGGATTTTGCTCTGTCTAAACCTGAGCCGTCAATGATTGCTCTTTCTGTTGGAATTTCTGTGAACCATCGGCTGTTACGTAACGTGCGATATACAGGGACTCGTTCGCGTGCTAGTTCTCGTGCGGCGAATGTTGCACGTGTGCCTTTGATTGCGCCGATTTGTTTTGGGATGAGTACGTCTTCTGGGTTGGCTGATAGCCGTGCTGCGGCTTCACCGATAATGGCTTTGATTTTTAGTGGAGAGTCTGCTTCTGCTAAACGTTTTGCTGTTTCTGGGTCAATTTTGCCGCGGAAATCTGACATGATTTTGTATGCGGCTTTGCCTCTTTCGATGGCTGCTTTTTCGGTGTCTAGTCCACGGTCCGCAATGTTTTTTGTTGCGGTGGCAGCGTGGTCTGCTAAACGTTGTGATAGTCGTACTGCTTTGCTATTGCGTTCAAACCATGCAAAGTAATCTGATTCTCTGAATGAGATTGCTTCAGCAGAATCTAAACCGATTTCTCCGCGGGAGATTCGTGCTGCTGCGTCTGCGCCTTCGCGTGTGAGTGACGGAATTTTGTCTGTTTCTACTATGCCTCGTGCAACGAGTTGGTCTGCAACTTTTTGGCTGACTGCCCGTGTGCCGATTAATCCTTTTACTTGTTGACCTGTTTTCGCTGCTTTGAATGCTTGACCTGCGACGATGGTTGGGTCAGCGTAGATGGTTACAGCAGCATCGAAGAAACCTGACAGTAAAGAATATTCTTTTGTTCCTGGGGTGAACACAACGTTCGCCGCGCCACGCCCAATTGTCCACGCATGGTTGTTGATTGTGCCACGAAACTCTCTTGCTCTTTGTGCTTGTGTTTCTGCGGCTTTCCCACCGAAAAAGAAACCTTCACCTGATTCTTCACCTGAAAGCATTGTGCCAAGTTGTGTTGATGAGAACACTCCTGCTGAACCTGCTGGGTTGTTCGGTGAAAATATTTGTGATGCAACGTTTTGTGTTAGGTCTGGAGTGAGTTGTAATGCGGCGAAACCCCAACGTGTTGCGGCTTTCGCTTTGCTGTAAATGTTTCTATCAAACCAGCCTTTAGGGTCTGATTTGTTTGGGTCGTTTTGTGTAGCGAGTTTGGTTGCTTCCATTTTTGCTACAGCATCAACAGCCTGCTTTGATAAACCTGGTTGTTTTGCCATGTCTAATAGGACACGTGGCGACACCCATCCGTTTTGTTTATAAAGTTCGGATACTTTTGCTGCTTGTTGTGGGGTTACTGTTGCTTGTATTTTTTGTTGGGCAGCGATGTTTGCTTGTGCGTCTTTGTCGTTATTTTCTTCGTCAACAGGGTCGAATGCGCTGAGTCCACCTACCATTAGTATCCTTCACGTAGGTACGAGTCCAACATATCT